AGAGGTGTTGTTAATTTCATCCCGTATGATGAAATGACCCAAATTCTGAGACCAGATTATTCAGATGATTATGTAAACAGAAATGTGAAGCTTTTCACTGAATCTTGTGGTATCTCAGGAGAGGATATTGATTATGACTGTGAATAGGTCAAATTAGTATGTTCTATAAATTTATTTTATATGTCTTTTCACCCCAATTGTAGACAGGTCTCCACGGAGAACAGAGAGGGGGCTTTGTACTGATTACGGATAGAGAAATTTCGTCAGTTTTCTCTAGACGCTTGCAGAGCAGTATTTTAGACGAGAAGGTAATATAGATTAACCAGCTATATTGTCTTATAAAATTCAGTGGTTACAAATTATGAATTAAGTAAAATGTATTATAAAATGTATACTATATGTAAAAATATTTGTATATTAATTGCAACAATTTCAACAACTTTAGGTTTTATTGCTTCGGCATTTAGCCAATTTTGTATAGTTGAGGAATTGTTGTCCAAGGTATCTGCCGTTCGTTGTGGTGCAGAGAACTTGGTTGGTATGTCAAAACAGCAATATGTAGATCGATTAACTTGGGTTAAACAGTTAATGCGATTTAATTTGTTGAATTGGCATGATCGTAAAAATTTTGAAAGGGTATCCCATGTTTTGGAGACTTTGAAGCTTGACAATTCGAATGGTTCGATTCGAAGACAGCCTTATTGTATTCTTCTTACCGGATATCCAGGATGTGGTAAATCCAATTATGCTTTAAAATTAGCTACGGCTTGTTTGAAAGCAAAATATGGAAAAGCGTATTCGAGCGATATCGTTGCCTTGAATGAAACGGATGAATTTCAATCTGAGTTTAGGACTTCGCACAAAGTTGTCATTTTTGATGATTTAGGTGCAGAGAAACCAGGACTCAGTTCGAGCAATCCATGGAGAAAGGTAATTGATTTCGTGAACAATATCCGAAAGACTTCATTGAATCCGAACGTTGAGATGAAAGGTAATGTTTATATTGAACCTGATTTAGTTATAATAACAACAAATTTAGCAAATGACCTTAATACTGGTTTTTACTGTCAGGCACCTAGTGCTATTTACAGGAGATTAAAGAAGGTTTTATTTCTAGATAAAGATTTTGTTAATGCTAGACAGATTAATATTAATAGAGGGCCTAGGCCTGATAATGTATCAACTTTTACCAGAGTATTCGATACTACGTGTTGCAGATGGGAATTTGGACCCTCGTCTCCAAGGACCATGATTCGAAATGAAGTCGTAGAAGATTTTCTTCTTTTTGATGAACAACAAAAAGCTTTTGTGAATGAAACCAATTCTATTTTAGATGAGGTTGATAACAAAAATACTTTGCGTTGTTTTTATGATGATGTTGTGCGCCCTTTTATGCCAGTGGTTTGCAATTTCCCTATTA